TCTCCTTAAATTTTTCGTAGTCCATACCAGCTTTCTGGCGGTTACATGATTCACAGCAGACCACAAGGTTGGATTCATCCCTGTAGACTTTTCGCCATTCCTCTTTACTCATCAGTTTCTCAGTTGGTAAACGCTTCATGTGGTCGAGTTGAAAATTATCTGGATACAATCTAGTTCCACAGTAGTGGCAAGGGCAGGAAATGTCACTATTCCTAGCTCTCATATAGAGTCGAATAGACATAGCTCTTGGGAAACCAGATTTGAACGCTCGGATTTTTCCAGCATCTTTTGCTAAGTAATACGCTTGTTTGTCTTTGCAACTTCGGGAACAGTATTTTTGTGTAGTCTCTTGATTATCTACAGCGGAATATTCTGCGGAACAATACTCACAAATTTTTATCATAGTGCATTTAGACATAAGGTTTACACGCATCCCGACATGACTCAGCTATGTCCGAATGCGTGTATAAGTATTCAGGCAGCCCAAGGTGCAGAGTCGTTATCTTCGGACTTTGTAAATGGAGTACCTGATGGTTTTGGCAGGAGAGCTTCATCGAATTTCTTAAAGCTCTTGATGTCATTACTTGCATCATAGCCATCCTTGGCCTTGACAAACCCAACCTTCACAATAACGGGGATGTTACATAGCTCGTCCGTGGACTTTGGAACAAGCCTTCCAGTTGCGTAACAGAGATCGGTTAGCTGTTGTCGACCGATTTGTGTAGCAATCTCATTAGGATTACTGTACGTAATGTTATGCCACACCACTCTTCCTTTATGTTCGCCATGGGTGATATCCGCACGGCATTTAATGTACTCGCCATTCCCACTTTTAGTAGGCGTTAACACAGCCTCCTTTAAGACGGCTCCGTAGAGGCCAGCTTCGATTGGCTCGAAGTCAGTCTTTTCTGCGGAAGGCGTTAAATTAGTCGCATCAAATTTAAACATCTACTCTCCTTTTTTTTGGTTAGTATTTGGTTGAGTTGCCCCAACCGATTTAACTGCTTCCTCGAATGCACTCCACTCAAGGGGCAGAACGTCTGGTATTCCTGCGATACGAGTCTTACTTTCATACGCAGGATTCGGGGCGAAACAAATCTTTCGCTCACCAGTTCCCGATGCCGTGTACTCCACTTTCCCGAAGGAATCGGATTTACGGCTGGTAATAACTTCATTTCCTATCACGTAGCCAATCATATCAACGTACTCAATCAACAAAGCTTTCCCATGCTTATTAAGCTTGAGTCCGTGGGAGCTATACTCCTCATGCAGGGGATCATTAACCTTAATGATTTGAGTATGAGCAGTCATACATATTGACACACCTTTACTTTTGATCATGTCGCAAGCCTGTAGAAGCTTGCCCCAATACTGGAGGGCGTAAGAGAATCCTCTTCCATAAGGAATATCCGAAGCATCCTTGGCTCCATTCTCTTTACACACGCTTGCTAATATGAGGCGTTCAACCCAATCGAGGCTGTCTATCAGAATCCTTGGATATTTCCCCAGCTTGCCTTCATAAAAAAGTCCCAAGGCTTCCATAAATTCCTCAAAAGTTTTTCCATACAGCGAGATGCGGTCTACGTTTTGACCTAGCGATCCGTTCTCTAAATCGAAGACTAACGCTGACCCTTTCTTTTCAAAGGAGTCAGCCCCGAATGTAGTCTTACCACATCCTGGTTCTCCGCTGATGATCAAGGAAAAAGTTTTGGTGTTTATTCCGCTTGATATTAAATCTTTCATTTGCTCTTTATTTTAAAGGTTCTAAAATTACTAACCTGTTTAAACTTTTCAAACAGATTAGGGTGAGTCTTTTCTAAAAGTTTTTGATCAAGGGAAGTCCGGCTTGAATTTGACCAAGTAACTAATTTCTCTCCGCTCTGATCTATAACTGAAGATGAATCTTTCATTATACACATAATCTCTTTCGACACTTGGTCTAAATCTCCTTTCAATTCTTTTATTTGTTTTTTGATTGTAACCCCCGACCCAATAAGATTATTAAGGAATGGGTCACAGGCCATCTCCTTTTCCTTTTCTGCTTCAGGGAATTGTAAAAGACAATCAATAATTGATCGGGGTGGTGGGGCTATTTTAGTTTTAACATGATTGTACCAGAAGATTTTAGCATCTGCGATCATCTCTCTTATAAATTTACTGTCTCTTTTAACAGTATAAATTTTTAGTTTCTGTCCACCAATAAGAACGGCAACTATAAATTTTTTAAAACCTAGATGTTTAGTACAATAAAGGTAGTGTTGGACTTGATAATAATATGGCAAGGGTATTTGATCTGTTCCTTCTTCACCCCACTTATCCTCCATCCACAAAGAGGTAGTTTTAATTTCCACTCCAATGGGTTCGCCCACTACCTTGCCATCAAGATGGCATTGAAAGATAGGGTCTTCTTTTGAACGGATAGTCCTACTCATCATCCGTATCTTTTTACCAATTCTTCTTGAAAGTTCTCGAAGCACTACTTCTTCGAGTATTGTTCCCCAACGTACCGCTTCATTGTCTGATAAATCTGGTGGCGGTTTCGCTCCAATTTTCTGTTGCCATAATTCAGTTGGGGCGGATTTGATTTTGTATTCATCACTCCCCCCAATACCTCTCATTCTTATCTCTGGATTCGCTTCATTTTTCATTCTATTATTCTCCCCTTTTCTGTGATGTTAATGTTCCCCATATGTTTATTTAACACTTTTGCCATCTTTTCTCTTCTAGCTGTTCCCTCCTTTCCTAAAGCTACTCGATTTCTCATTGCTTTTGTATATGCATGAAGTTCACTAGGCAACAATCTATGATGCCCCGTAATCAGCATATCCACTTCATCTACAATTACGAATTTCATTTCCTAGCTTTCCTATGTGCTTCTGCTAACCTTTTCATGTGGCCCTTTTTCTGCTCTGCCCAATGTTCCTTCCACCTTTTTTCATCCCACGTTACTCCTAGAGGAGTAGTCTGTCGTAGAATTTTTTGAATATTTTCTTGATCATTCATAAGTTTCTCAATACTAGGGTTGACTCTTCAGACCAGAACTTCTTAGCAATAATTTCATTGATAGTCTGATCATCTTTTTTTAAACAATCTCCCACAGATTTTATCATATTATCAAGGTCAGGCTTATGAGCGTGGCACTCACCCACCATGTCAATCCTTTTCTTTTTACTCCAAGATTTTGGCATAGGTAGGTGAAATTCCATGTAGATTTTATCGCCTAATACAAACCCTTCTTTTTCCGCACAGGCAATGAGTTCATCTTTAAACTTCCAATACTTTTTAACACATGGCCTTGGAGGTGGCCACTTATCCCTGCGTGTCATGCGAGGCTTCGCCATGATATCGAGTTTACAAATCATTTCAGACCTACGAGGTCTGGATTAGTCTCTTCCATGAGGTCGATTTCTACACCGAAGCCTTGCAATTGTTCAGTAGACCAGCCCCCTAATTTTAAAGCCACCCCTACTGAAGGTGTTGACCCTGAAATTTGTGGGGACAACTTAGTTACCTTACCACCAGACTTTAAATACTCTTGTATCTCGTTACTGAATTTTGAGTTAGATAACATAGTCACTTCTTCTGTTATTTCCTGAGTTACAAAGTGTTGTTTAATTACGGAAGTAGTTTCCCAAACAGAGTTATCTTGGGTATCCGGCTTTTTATTTTTCCTCTTACTATTAGTTAAAATAATTCTGCAATTCCTTGTACAAACTGTTTGCCTTGAAGTTCGTGGTGTATACTTATCTCCACAAACCACACATTCCTTATCCTTTAAATGTAGCCGGATTAGATCATATTTCTTTCGCCTACGTTTTTCATCATATACTCTTGCACAATTATTTGAGCAGTAACGTGTGCGTAATCCAGTTAAAATCCCCCCACATTCAACACAAGGTTTGCGAGGTTTTTTCATACAGTAATTGACTCGGCAAGATCAGCGTTTTCTTTCCCCCTTGCAACTATTATATCCATCGCATTCTTTTTTACTCTATCCACAAGTTCATCATTTAAAATATTACAGACGATTGGAATTGATAATGATGATTCAATAGCAACATCTTTTAATGTCACTCCAGATTTCTTCATTAATTCCCTAACAGTTAAAGACATATGTTCCCCTCTTATTTATTAAAATATTTAATACAATTGATTTCTTCAATATTATATTAAAGTAATTTTAGGAAAATAGCAAGGGGGAATATGCATTTTTATTCCCCAGGAATATCAGGGAACTAGAAGGGGAAATAAGGTGGGAATAAAATTAATTTATCTGCGGTAGGTTTTTTTAAACCAATCTCTGGCTACTGTTAGGGTTTTTAATTCAGCTTGAGTTAAACTTTTTAACCATGCATCCCTATCTCTCTTTTTTAATCCTCCCATCGGTGCAGTCCTGTCGATTGAAATTTTTAATCCTTTACTGGCTTTGTCTGGACCCCCAGCTAAACGGACATAATCACGAAGATATCTTTCTGCTGCTTCCATATCTCCATATCTCAAAGATTGCTTGAAGTAATAAAGAGCATTACCTTTATCTGTAGGTGTGAATCCTCCAGAACTTACATCACCCATTTTATCGTTAAAATCTCTAATTAACCCACGAATCTTATAGTACGCAGCTTCCCCCGGATCACTGGACTGAAGCAGTAGTTTAGATATATTTTTACCCCATCCTCGGCTTGGTTTCCCTGTCAAAAAATCGTAAGGTATGCTTGCAGAGAATACTTTTGAAATGTGTCTCCAGCGATCACGGATAGGTCTTGGGTTAAAGACATCAGGCCAAGTAGCAACCCCTGTAACTGTTTCGTAAAACACTTTGGCAGTAGGAGTTAACCCAGCAGCAAGCTTATTAATAGGGGCTTTCAACATCTCCTCAAATTGTTCTCCAATTGTTTTACCTTGCACATAATCAGAGAATGAATCGTGCAGACTCAACCATGATAATGCATCAGAGAACGCCCCGGAGAATCTCAGACTAACTACTTCTCCATCCTGCCAGACATTAGGTAGCAGGATGTGCAACTGACCTCTCTCAAATTCAGAAAGTTTTTCTTCTTCCTCTGGGAATAATGTA